CCACGTGATCCATAAAGCATAGTCTTACCCGCCCCGCCCGGTATAACAATCGATGTTTCCCCGCCCCCGGCAGTGTATTGCAGTACCTGCGTAGTTGTACCGCTAATAACCACCCCTGTAGGCGTTATGGTTGTACCCGCTAATGAGTATGCCCCTGTACCTTGATAGTTTACCTGGTAGGTGCTAATGTCCTTATTATTGCCCTGTAATGAGATTGATTGTAACCATACTAAGCCCGATACAATAACCAACCCTCCGGCAGTACCGTTATCAATAACAAACTTAAACGATACTATCTCCCTGGCAAGTTGGGAATTGAGCATGAACAGGTACGAATAGTCATCCAGTACAACCAATCCATCGCAGGAGATTGACCACGATGCAACATCCGGGCGGGATTCTTTGAACCATGCGGATGCTATTCCTGTGGTTTCCATCTCATTCACATTCACGCTGAATGTGCAATTCCTTGCACACGCTATTAGCGTATCAGTCATTGCGATTGAGTTGTAGCGGTATATGTTTAGCTTTTGGCCGGTTACGGGGGTCATCTGTTAGGTGTTAAAGTTTGCTTTGTACTAAAAGTTAAATTTGTGTTAGCAATTTGTAACGCAGTACCACTTATCGTATTGTTTACATAATCAATGGTACATGCACCCAAAATATACTTAAATGCGTTTATTGATATTGTTCCCGATGGGTCTGTAATTGCAAAGTTATTAACTAACCCGATAAAATAATCCCCCGCCTGATTGTAAACATTGTACTGCGTAAAAGACATATTAACACGAGGCTTGCTGAATATGTTGTAATACTGCGATAACAAAAGAATTGCAAGTGTGCTATAAGTAACACTACTATCCCCGTAACGAGTCCAGTTAAGTAACCCGTTATTAGATGTAGTTAGTAACGATTGAGATTGAGTACGTGAAACAATACCTGATATTGCGGTATAGTTACCTAACTTAACATTTACCTCTTTTTTATACGGTGAACTTGTGTTAACATTCTGAAAGGTGTATTTAGAATACTGCGATGTATAAGTTAACCGTGCATTGCCAAAGAATCCTTCTGTATGCGCCCCGCCTATTTGTGTACCTACTCTGAAAGTAATCTCTAATGTTCCCGATGCAGGCGCACCGCTTGAATCAATACTTATTCTTTGCGGGTTAACAATATCTCCCACTTCATACCTATAAGCCCCGGCTGATGTGGATGGATTGTATAACCATTCGGGGTCTGCCCCTGCTGCTTTCGTGTACTTGTAAAAGTTGCCACCGCCCACATCAATCTTTATTTCTATGTGCAAAAATGTAGCCCCTCCTGTTGTGCCATACCCATCAAATGACAAACTAACTTTATCGTATTGGTCTATCAGTACCGGAGTAGATACAAGCACCGTATTAGTAGTGCCTCCATCTAAAAACAATCCGGTAACTCCATTAGTTGTTTGCACATTAACCGAACCACTTGTGCCTATGGTTGTAGTCCAGTTATCCGGTGTGCCATTGGGAGCGTTACCTGCAATGTTGCTTAGCTTACTGAAATCTCCGTTAATAAGTTTATTATAATTGTAATCAATATCCCCGCTAACCTCTACTATTGGAAATCCCTTTGATAGTATTTTCGTTTGTGCATTGTTTACAAAATAGAACGGAGTCAGCGTATCACTTTGGTATGGCTGAATTGTGTAGTTCAATGTTTTTGTATAGGCAACATCGGCCGAAGTATCTTGATCCGTTTGGAATACCCGTATCGTATTGCTTGCCCTTTCGTTCACCGATGTAATCCACCACTCACCGCCCGACTGATATATTTGCGCCCCGAATGCGGTGCAAATGATTTCTATAATTTCGTAGCAGGTTAGATAAGCCTCCGAGCCTGTTTGCCAGTTACATTGAGTAACGTATATCTGCCGGAGTGCGCTTGTTGCATCTGATAGCTGCGATGTGTAGTAATTAACGGCAAAGTTTACTTTGTAGCCGCCCGGATATAATAAATAGGCAAGGCAGTTGTTTATTGTTTTAACAATACTTTCTGTACTTGTCAGAAGCGGTACACCGGGTAAGTAGGTAACCGATTTTAATTGCCCGATTGCATCTACACAAATTATATCAATGATTGTACTCCCTGTTGTGAATGGCAATGAAATAGTATCCATTAATATAAAGCCATTCCACAACAAATAGGTTGTACCACTTGCATAAAATTTAACAAAGTATTTTCTATCATCAGTAGATAAGAAGTCAGGGAACGGCCCTGTAAAGTTTGTGAAGTCTGCCCGTATTGTAAATGTAGTGGGTAGTATTGGTTGGAATGGGTCATCGTTAGAGGCAAGGCAATCAAGCACAAATGGATTGAGTGATGTGTTAATGGGGTATGTTGCCCCTGTGTATAGTTTCTCCCATATTTCAGCCGTGAAAGTATGCCCAGATTTGCCTACTGCTGATAGGGTGTATTTCTTTCCGTATGCAGGTGGTACTACTGCCGGGGGTATTTCTACCGGATTTGATTCGGTACAGGGATCGCCCTCCGTAACCCGGCTATTGTAAGGCGGTACAGTAGGTATGCCACCTACGTATATTTCAGCCGTGTAGTCACGGGTTGTATCCATGCAGTAACCTGTGTCAAAATCTAACTTTGCGGTATTATATCCTACCACTACATCATCCCCGCCACAATCTACAAAACTTATATAAACGAATCCATCATCCGAGGCGGTAAGGTCACCTGCTATAATATCAATTACTACTTTCTTACAAAAACCTGCCATTGTATTACGTTGTAAGTGAGCGGAATGTTCCCGTTCTTTGTTGTGAAAGGAATATATCGTTACCCCTAATTATACCCTCTACCATTACCCTGCTACTATTACTCCCCCCCATCTGCGATGCCGATGCAATGATTGACTTCATTTGGTCGGGGCGTACAATATGCTCTGTGCCGTGTAGCATTACAGGATAGCCGGATTGTGGGCCGGAAACGGTGCCGCCTTGTGAGAAGCCGAGAAGTTTACCGAAGCCAGTCAGAAACTTGCCTGCGCCTGCTCCGCCGCCTAACCCCGGCAATGCCATTAATATACCTTGAAAGATTGCCGCCCTCGCTGCTGCCATTGCAATATCAATAGCCAACTGCTTAAACATATTACCAAACGCCTCACCAATATTACCCCCATTTACCATTGCATTAGCTATACCTGTTATGCCCTGCATTGCTCTATCGGTCAACTGATTTGCTAATTCAACACGGGCATTCTTTTGGTCATCTAATTCAATTTGCCTTGCAGTAATTTCATTTAATTGAGCATTACTATCCATCCTTAGTTTGAGATTGGTTAGGTCTTTCTCTTTTGCTTTCTCTTGCGTAATAAAGCCCTGCCCCATCATCTGTGCCTGTAACCGCTTGTATATTTGGATTTGCTCTTCTAAAACTTTGTTTTCATCTTTTACTGCAACCTCTTTGGGTTTACCGCCGCCGCCACCACTTTGCGGTGCAGTTCTTGAACCTACTAATGTTTTTTCTAAATTGATTGCTTTAGTTAAAGCATCTTGACTAAGTTTATTAAACTGCTCAATATTTTTATTTGCATTAACATATCTACTTGACATTTCATTTGCAGCAGCACTTGCAATCGAACCTAACCCACCAAAAGCAGCTTTTGCTCCAGTAACTGCCTGCTCCATCAAACTCATGTTATAAACCTCGCCGGTAGATATTTTAGCCTGTAATTCTGCTGCTTTAGCAGCAAATAATTGTGCTTGTGTTCTAAGATTTATAGATTGTACTACGGTGGCAGTATTTTTTACCATTAATGCCTCTGCCTCTTGCATTGTTTTTGCATAACCTATTGAACTTCCAAGCGTTTCATTATACTTTTTTAATGCTTCATCTTTGCTTAAAACTCCTGCACGTGCTGATTGAAAATTTGTTTTTGCATCTACTAACTTAACATTAAAATCAGTTACTGATTTAGTAGATGCCTGTAATGCCTCATCAGATTCTTTTATACCTCTTGTCCAATACGTTAATCCTACTTGGGCAAATTGTATCCCTGCCATTAAAGCAGAAAATGCCAACCCTGCTGCACCTGCTGCTGGCAATAGTTGAGTTAAGTTGTTTTGTATTGCCATAAATCCGAATGGCAAATCCTGCAATACCCTACTCATTCCGGTAAAGTCAGTACCCAGTTTCTTAGTTGCACCGCCGGCCTTACCGCTTGCCGAACTAATGCCATCCAACCCTGCAATAGTCTGATTAAACTTTGCAAGCGCATCCTTATTATCAGCGGTAATCGTTATCCGGAGTTTCTCTTCTGCCATCTTATATTGCTTGACTAAGTTTCTTCATGTTCTCTATAAATTGTTCCTGCGTTAATCTCTCGCCCCGATCCGGTTGCTCATCCGTTGACAAAGGTAAGAACTCTGCTATATCTTTTCGCTTGCCGCTTTCGGTGTTCGTGCAATAAATGATATAGGCTATCATTCGTGTACGTTGCCATTCGGCTAACTGCTTCGCTTCGTAACCTTTCCTATAAAGCAAAAATTCTCGCCATGTAGCCCTCCAAAAACCTTCGATGGTCATTCCGGCTTCAATGGCGAGAACAAGTATCTCATCCCAAGTCTTTTCCCTTAACTTTTTTTTTCTTCCACAGGCTTTTCATCCGTTGGCACATCCGGTGTCATACACTTTATAGTATAGTGGATAAACTCATTCACCGCCTTACCATTCGCCCCGCCCGCTTCATCTATGTACCTTGCAGCAGTCCTATCATCTATCACTAACCCTGCGCTCTCACTTGCTGCCTGTACCATTGTTATAATATGCTTGAAGGAAAACACCTCACCGTTATACAGGCTTAACAACTTGCTGATAGGAATATCCCCATTCAGTTCGCAGTAGCGGTGCATCGCCCATGTACCCCATTCCAATTTTACAACACCCCCCGAAATCTGTAGTTCGTATGGTGTCATAAATTAGTACGTTTTAGTTTGGGTCATTGGCGCACTTTGAACACCAAACTCTGCATCAAACTTCATCAAGTCTTTATCCTTTGCATCCAATTTTATAGAGGTAACAAATATATTACCTGTGTAAACGATGTCGCCCGATACAGGAGATGCAGGGCCGAACTTTGCAGCAACTACTGCCTTGCTACCTACCAAAGAATACAACCGCTCATAGCTTTCTTTGTCGATTGTGCCTGTTTGGTCGATTGCATTACCGCTAACCGAAATGGTCTGCATCACGCTATCACCAGGCAATTGTTGGTCGCCACATTTAGAATCAGCATCAATGGCATCTCTTTTTACATCCATTGATACAGAGGTTAAACACGCAACAGGGAGAAACGTAGAATTGTTATCCCAGTCAATTTGCAGAATTATATCTCTGCCGTTTACGAAAGTGTATGCCATTTTATATTGTTTGAGTGATTACAAAGGTATAACGAATTATTACACGAAAAGTATTCTCAAAGGGGTCTAAGTCCTCTAAGTTGTTGATGGATTCACATACCACGTTTTTACAATCCCAACCCACAGGTAAGGTTACTACCGTATCTGAATTGATACCGCCCACAACCAACTCTGCTATTTGCTCTGCTCTCTTGAATCCGAAGTTACTGCCCTTAGTTACTATATCCACGTTAGCCGATACCTCAAATTGGAAGCAGTCTTTACCTTCCCCTTGGTTCGCAGTTCGGGAAGTGATAACAATATACTCCCCATCTGCATCCGTTGGAGTCATGCCATCGTACACATCAATATAGGCGTATGCCTGTAGGCGGGCAACTAACCATTGTTTTATCGGTATGGCGGGGTTTTTCATTATCATTTGAACTTCAATAATTCTACTATTCGTTTAATAAGTTTCGGCTTTTCATTGAGGTAGGCAGGTATAAGAAAAGGTTGTGGCTTAATTCCGTTTTTCAGTATAAAGTATGCCATGCGTTCTGCCACTCTCAAATCCTCATCTAACCTTTGATTAGCATTCCCTACCCTTCTCTTTGATTTTACTTTGTATGTTCCGGCTAACTTTTTACGCTTTACATAATAAAGAAGTGATAATATCAAATCTCCATAATCACCCTCACCCTTCCCCTTAAATTGTGCGGCATATGCTGAAAACCCTTTATGGATTGGGTTTGTCATTGCTTTAGATTTCGTGCCAAACTCTACATAGGGCGCATAACCTAATTCTGAATATACCGATTTCATTAACGGCTCACCAATATTGTGCTTTATGGATTGGCGTAACTTCCCAAAGTTCGCAGGTGCTAACCGCTTTGCATCTTTCTCAATCGTTAAAGCAGAGGCATTCATTTCCTTTGCAAGTTGCGGGCCTACCTTTTCGGCTGCTATTGCAAACATTCGCCTCACCGCCTTGCCACCCAATAAGTCGAGTTCTACCTTAGCCATTATCTAAATATTGTTATTTCGTAATATTCTTTTCTATTCTCAATATCAGTTATCGAATGGATTGTATAATCAAACCCATTAATCTGTATTTTATACGTATTGTCGAAAGTGAGGGGGTAGCGGATGTAAATCCTTGCCGAATCGGTGAAAGTTACCTCCGCTGATAATAATTGTCGGTCTTGCCCTAATGGTACATACATTCCCCATATCGTACTTCCTGCCGCATAGGTAACCGTGTAGCCCCCCTCACTATCGGTTGTGGTAGTAGGCACCATTAATACCATCGGCTCAATAAGTAATTCAGCCGATAGAAACTTTGGGCTATTTCCTTTTATTCTCATAGGATTGGCGAAGTTTTAGAGTACATTTGGCACGTTCTCCACGCCTTCAGACAAACTCCCATTGTTTCATCAAATGCTCCCCTATTCTCATACAAGTGATTTACCTGGTCAAGTATAGCCGTTTTCAATGGGTTGGGTAATGCGGTAAATCCAACATTATACACCGCCCGCATTTTGTCAATAGCAGGGAAGGTTATAACCGGATGCTTGCCGCCCATGATAGTCTTATCCGTTAATTCGGTGCCTGTGGTTACATCGTACAGGGTAATAGATGAAGTTATCGGGCCGTGTGGTAACTGGAACCATCCCGCTTTGTTGCAAAACCATACCTCTGCCTGCTTAGTGATAAGCGATAACCCGGTAGCTTTTTCAATTATTTGCCTAGCAGCACGTATCATTTCGGATATTTGCGCATCTTCAGAAGTATGCGAAACACGAATGTATAATTTCGCCTCTGCCAGCGTTACGGGTTCGGAATAGCTTACCTCCGTGATGTTAGAATCAATTATGTAAGAGTAGTTACCCATTGCTCGAATTTTATTAGATTGTTTTCCGGCTGCAATTCATTTGCCCTATCGTATGCCTTATAACTGCAAATTTCGTAGTTTTCCTCCACATTTCGTATAGCCGCCACCCACTCATCTAATCTATCCTGTTTGCAGTACGTTGCAGCATCCCCACAATTCTCACGTAATCCGGGCAAGTCGGTACAAATAACCGGAATACCCGATGCCATTGCCTCGGTTGCCGTTCGCCCCCATGATTCGTAGTGCGATGGCATAAGTAGTATTCTCGTTTTGCGATATGCGATGCGTATATCTGACTGATTAGCCATAAACTCTACATTCGGCAACTCTTTGTATATCTGTTGCCCGTACCCGCCTTGTATGGCAAGAAACTGCCTATCCGGCATAGCTTCTGCTATGCGGTAGAACATTTCAGCACCTTTATTATGATTGAGATTAATCAGGGTAATCTTATCTCCTTTCTCACCCCTGTAATGGTTGATGTCAACAGGTGGCTGCAATACAAACCCGTTGTTTTGATACTTGCATTCCTCACTATTCCAGTACGAATTATACACTACATTCAACTCCCTGTGTGTACGTACGGATGAGTACATGAAAGTATTATGTGCAAACCAAACGGCAGGTTTCTTTGTGCTTTTGCAGTCAATAGCTACATCACCTGCGAAATCTAATTGTGTAAAGATTACATCAGCCCATTCATGATGGAAGTACCAATCATTGCTTCTGTTGAATACGTGGATTCCATCGTATTCGTAGTTCTCATTATTCATCTTTGAGGTCATCACCTTTACAAGGTGGCCTCTGCTCATCAGCCATTTGTTGATGTTGTGGGCGTTCCATTCTGACCCAGATTTTGCCATTGGCAAGTAGCTCTGTACGTGCCACAATATGCGTAGTCTTTTTGGTGGGGTGTTTTCGCTCACGCTTAGAAATATGTTTCATGGGGAAAAAATAATGGGGAGAGTTTTACCCCTCCCCACTAAATTTAGATAGTAGCGTAAATAGAAGAGTTAGGAAGCATCAAGTTGATAGCCTCATAACATTCGATTCTTGCAGTAACCATGTTAGTTACGAAGTTGTTTTGATCTTCGTAAGATAACTCAATGTTCAAACCGTTCACCTCTACACGCTCAATAAATGAGTTGTCAAGTACCAAAGCACGGTTAGTAGGAATCCAGTTCACACCCACGATAGGCACGCCAACAAGATTCAAAGCACCATTTGCACCGATACCCAAAGAACCTGCACCAAGGTAGTAACCATTGGTGAAAGATTCAATGAGCAAAGTGCTATATGTAGCATTGCTCACGAAGATTACAGAAGGACTGAAATCAGCAGCACGCTGATTACCAATCAACTGAATCAAATCTCCGAGGTTGGTAGATGCAGAAGTGGTAGTTACACCAGTTGAAGCACCTGATACGCTTGAGAAGAAAGAAGCGTTCTCTGCTTTGAAGAAATCACGAGTCAACAAACGTGGTAACGTTTGGCTCATGAAAGGCAAAGATGCAAGCATCTGACGGCTAAACTTAGTAAAACCAGCGATGAACTGATTAACAGTCTTTACCTCGGTCAGAGAATAGTTATTCTCTTGCTTCAGTGAACCTTCAAGTTGTGCAGCGATGTTGTTTGCATTACCAGTAGCCTCGCGGTATGTAACATACAAACCTGTAGGGCTTTGAACGGTAGGCACGAAATCACGCATATTTACCAACTGCGCAGGCTGTGTAGCTTGGCGGCTATTGTAAGTCGCAACGCTATCACCGGAAAGGTTAGTGGCCAAAGTGATAGTCTTTACTTCGGGCATCTCAATCAGAACACGGCCATTCTTTTTGATTTCGGCTTCGATGTTGCGACCTTCTAACTTCTCGGATAATACTTCGTTGAAACTTTTTGCAGAATCAGGATTACCGGCTTTTACCTTAGTGGTAAGGGCATCAAATTGATTTTGCATAACTCCTTTGAACTCGGCAAGGTCAGCAGGTGTAACTACTGAATCTAATTTGCTTTTAAGTTCGGTAACTACTAATTTGGCATCAGCCGCATCAGTTTTTGCATTGGCAGAATTTGCCAATACTTGCGTAAGGTTGTCTCCTATTGATTTTACCTCCGCAGCGATTTGTTCGTTTGTCATTTTAATGATTTTAACGAGTGATTAAATTGTTTGAGTGCTTCAAATACTATTGCATTCGTATCCGGCTCGACTGCGTTCGCTGCGGGTTGAGTGGTAATGTCTGAAATTGCTTTCTGTATTTGCTTTATTTCTATCTCCAACAGGGAGAAAGTTTCATCTGTAAATGTGCCATGCTTGAACGCCTTTAGTAGCTTTTCTAATCTACCGTTAAGCGTTTCCTGCACCTCTGCTTGTTCCATCCCTTTATACATTGCTAATGTAGGTGTTTCGGGGTTGGCTGCCCATAAAACGGCACTACCTTCATAGAGCATCAATTCTTTGATTGTACGAATGCCAGTAGAATTATCCATTTCGGATTTGATAGTGCTGAATCCGATTGAGTGCTGATTGATTAGATTAGCCTCATATAATTTCAGCATATCTTCGCCCATCTCCGTTTCGATTATTTCAGTAACGGCAATAAGTGCATTCCCTTCCACGTATAATTCTTTCGGCTTACCAAGTGCGTACTTCATTGAACTCTTATGGTCAACTAAAGACCATATTAGATTCTTACCAAGCGGCCCACGTTCCTGTATAGTCTTTGTAAATGCTTCCGGTACAATCACATCGTTATCTAAATCAACATTGCCACACATAGCCCATACCGTTTTCACGTTACGTGAACGAATATCCATATCCTCGATGCCGTTGCTAATATCTTTAACCTGGTAATGCTTCATATACTCCTCTGTTTACTTGCAAAAATACGGGGTTATTCCATAGGTTCCACATCTCCCCGGCTGCGCCACGTAATCCACCTTGTATTGGTATCGGTTTATCGTTTGCATCTCTTAATGCCTCGAATCCTATTGTACACCTGCAATTACAAATATTACCTAACCCTCCGCTTGGATCTCCGGGGTATTCCATTGATGCAGTAGATTCACTTCCGGTAACGGTAAACAATTCATCAATCGGCACTTGCTTACCATCCATAGTAAAATGGTCAAACATATCACGAGGGGTTCTACGTGTTCTATCATCTAATATTGCTATCCATTCTTTAACAGATTGCAATCCGGTTGATACTGCCCCAAGTAATGAACCTTGATTAGCTGCTTTAGTAGTTTCGGTACGTGCAATTAATTCTGCACGATATGCGTTTACCCCTGCTTTCTCTATCTCTTGAATAATCTTTCGTAAATCCCAATTCTCCTGTACTCCCTTTATTAGTGCTTGCCTTACTTTTTCCTTTGTTGTTTCTGTAATGTCATCAACAAGTTTTTCTAATGATTTCTCTATTAGTATTCTCATGATGTCTGCCCATTTCTGTTCAGGTGTCATGGAATCCTTTACACCTGCCGACTTGCGTATTTTGGTGTATGAGTGCTTTGCCATTGCCTTGCTTGCCCCCTGTTGCAAATTACGTAGTGTATTTTTTAGCCCTTCCTTACTTGGCTGCTCGCCATTAAGTATTTGCTTGGTCTGCTTATCCAACTCACGCTTGATAAGTACCCTGTATCGTTTGCGATATGCGTTATAAAGTTGGCGGTACATTCAAAGGCAGGTTAGTGAAATCATCTATCGGAGTAAGTCCGGATGGCACGTACAACTTTTGATAATCTTCAATAGGTACATTCGGATCGGGTGCAAGTCCCTGTATTTTTAGTTTCTGCTCAGGCGTTAACCACCATGCAGTATTTAACCATGTACTTTGCTCTGCCCTGTTTGCTTCAAGTTCGGAGTAGATGCTCATGTCAAAGTCCACGAATATATCGCTACCCTTATACCCCCAGTCGGTTTGCATCTTGCGGTTAATGTTATCACGAATGGCAGTTAGTTCCGGTAACACCGCCCGAATGGTTAGTGATTTCTCTGCTTCCTTCATATTGTTGTACGTAGCAGCATCGGTATTACCCAGTAGCACCGGAGGTACACCATAGATTGAACATAGTGCCTCCTTATCCCATTTCTCCGCTTCTATTAATTGTAAGTCCTTCGCAGGTAAACCAATCTGCGCCCATCCTACTTTGTAACCTGATACGGCTGCGCTGCCATGCTTTGCGGCCCCTGTGTTCGCTGATATTTGCATCTTGAGTGCCTGTGCTTGTTCGCTGCCGGATAAAGGGTCAAAGCGTTGGTCATCCATGTATAACACCCCTAACGGCCCCATGTTATCGAACATCGCTACGGATGCCTCCTTGCTTGCATTGGAACGTGTCAGTACCTTAGATGCAGCACGTAGCGGTGATAATCCGTACAACTGCCCTCCGGTCGCATTCCATTCGGGGTTGAAGTATTTATCATGCAGAATCTCTATTGTATTGAAAGGGATGTACTGCCCATAGTACAACTGATAGGCTACCTTCTTTGGTGGGAACTGCTCAATATCTACTTTGATTGCCATGTACTGCGATGGCAGCATATAAAGTTCTAACGGCTTGCCCCTGTTAACTGATTCCTCTCCGACCTGCTTTGCGTACATAAAAGCATTGCCTGTAATCTTCTTAAACCCTACCCATTGCTCTATAATATCGCTCCATGTATCTTCAGAGTTCGGGTATTTCAGTAATTCATTCAGCCGGCTATCGCCTTCGTATATTTCGAACGCTTCCTCTTTCAGTTCTTTCAGTTTGGCATAGTCAGTAATAGCATCCGGTTGCTGCATCTTAGCCATGTAGCGTTTCTGCGCTGCTTTGTTCTTAACCCTATACACAAACCAGGGCGCAACCTTTGCTTTTTGGGTTATTAGGGTAATGATGGCGTATACTAAATCATTGCCTATGTAACTATCCCTAACTATCTCTGCTTGATTCTGCCCATCCCACGTGAGTAACCCACGCTCCACCGACA